CGAATAGCAGATGAACAAGAAGCATTAAACAAGCAATACGAGTCGGGTAAAATAAGTCGCGAGGAATACAACAAACAACTCGAAGCGCTAAGGGTAAACGCGGAATCTAAATTAACCGAACAAGAACGACAAATACTTGTAAACGCTAAAGACCTTTTGAACAAAGATTTGTTAGCAATAGACGAAAAACACCAAGCCGAAGTTCTTAAACGAACTCAAGATTTCCAAAAGAAGATTAAAGACGAAGAAAAGAAAAGACAAGAAGATTTCTTAAACCAAGTTGAAAATTTACAAGAACTAAATTACCAAGCAAGTTTAAGCGACCAAGCAAAAGAACTTTATCTAATTGAGGAAAAGTACGCAGAAATGCAACGACTCGCGCAAGGTAACGCGGACGCAGAAAAAACAATAACCGAAGCCAAAAACCGCGAAGTTAACGAAATCAATAAGAAATACGCAGACGCAGAAAAAGCACGTAAAGAAGAAGCAATTAAACGAGACGCTGATTTAGCAAAACAAGGATTAACATTAATATCCGATATTACGGAGTTATTTGGTAAGAAGGGAGAAAAACAAGCGAAACGAGCGTTCCAAATTAAAAAGGCCGCAAGTATATCAAGCGCATTAATTGACACGTTCTTAAGTGCGCGTTCGGCTTACTTATCGCAGTTTACACCCGTTCCCGACCCTTCTTCGCCCGTTCGTGGTGGTGTAGCCGCAGCTATAGCCGTAGCAAGTGGATTAGCGGGAGTTGCTAAAATCGCTTCGCAAAAGTTCGAAGGTGGTGGTTCAACTGCGGGTGGTGGTGGCGCTTCCGAAGGTGGTGGAATGTCGGGGGGAACTCAAGCGCCTTCGTTTAACGTCGTAGGTAATAACGGACTTAACCAATTAGCGCAACTTCAACAACAACCGACACAAGCCTACGTAGTTAGTGGACAAGTAACAACGGCTCAAAGTTTAGACCGTAACCGAATACAAAACGCAACACTTTAACCAAAATTAAATTATCTAGATATGAGAATCATTGAACTAATAATAGACGAGAACGACGAACAAAGCGGAGTCGACGCGGTAAGCGTTGTTAAATCCCCTGCTATTGAGGAAAGTTTTATTCATTTGTCAAAACACGAAATCGAACTCAAAGAAGTTGATACGGAGAAACGAATTCTTATGGGTGCGGCTTTAGTTCCTAACAAACAAATTTACCGAAGAAACGCAAAGAACGAAGAATACTATATTTACTTTTCCGAGGAAACTATCCGAAAAGCAAGTGAATTGTTTTTAATGCGTTCCAACCAAAACAACGCGACCTACGAACACGAGAAAAAGTTAAAAGGTTTAAGCGTTGTTGAATCTTGGATAATCGAAGACGAAAAAAAGGACAAGTCGAACCTTTACGGATTCAAACTACCTAAAGGTACTTGGATGATTTCGATGAAAGTAAACAACGACGAAGTTTGGAACGATGTTAAAGAAGGTAAGGTAAAAGGATTCTCAATCGAGGGTTACTTTGCGGATAAATTCGAAATGAGTTCGGAAGAACAGGAAGCCACCGAAGTAATAATGGAACTTAAAAAACTTCTTGGTATTGAATTAGAATCTTACACGGACTACCCTAAACAAGCAATCGAAAACGCAAAGATAGCAATTAGATATGCCGAAGAAAATGGTTGGGGGGATTGTCTAGAAGCAACGGGAAAACAACGCGCTAATCAGTTAGCAAATAACGAACCGATTTCGGAAGAAACTATTTCACGAATGGCAAGTTTTGAACGCCACCGACAAAATTCTAAAAAAGAACTTGGGGACGGTTGTGGAAGATTAGCTTGGTTAGCGTGGGGTGGAGACGAAGGAGTAGAATGGGCGCAAAGAAAATTAGAACAAATCAAAAATGGCTAAACAAGTTGCAACTTCTAACCACGTTCAAAAGCCGAAAGTAAAGCGTCCAAACGTACACGCTAAATCAAAAACGAGCCAACTTAAAACGTCAAAGAATTATAAAAAACTAAATCGCGGACAAGGATGAAAACAAGAAGACAAGAAATAAGAAATAGCCCACGAGGCGGTAAGCGTGGTTGTTTATGCAAGGACAACACCTATAATTCAAAGTGTTGCACGGGCGAACTACAAAACCAAGGAATCGGAAGCGATGTAACACCACCGAATCCCGTTCCACCACCGCCACTTTGGTATCCGAAGCCATAACAAAATGCAACAAAACTTTTTAACCTTAATTATAATAATATGAAAACAATTTTAGACAAAATCAACAAGGCTCACGAAATCCAAGCCAACAAAACGGAGTTAGGAAAACACGAAGTTAATTTAGCATTGGTTGACGATATTGCATCAATGACTGCAAAAGCAAAACAAATTGCTACTGATTTAAGTAGAGCAGTTGATACGGCAAGTAAATTAAAAAAGGATTACGACGCTCAAGTTGCCATTATTAAAAAACAATATCCAATTGCATCTAAATTTCAAGATGCCGAAGATAAATTGTGGGAAAAAGCATCTAAAACTGCTGCTGATTTAGGACTTAAAAGAGAAGATATTAAAGGTTGGAAAGAATTCGCAGATTCGGGTATTAGTGTAAATTCTGCAATCAATGGCGCAAACAACTATATATCATAATCTTAAATAAACACAAATGAAAAATAGCACATTACTAGAAAAAATCAAAGCGTTGTTATCTAACGAAATTAAGTTAGAGCAAATGCTTATGGGCGACGGAGTAACTAAAATCGAAGCGGAAACATTTGAAGCGGGTAAAGAAGTTTTTGTCGTAACGGAAGACGAACAAAAAATAGCAGTTCCCGTTGGAGAATACGAACTAGAAGACGGACGAATTCTTGTTATTGTTGAAGAAGGGATTATTTCCGAGGTTAAAGAAAAGGAAGAAGAAGTAGAAGAAGTTGAAGAAGAAGTGAAAGAAGAAGAAACTACCGAGCCAATGCCCGAAGAAGAAATGAGCGCGCCCGTATCTACTCCAAAGAAAACTATCGAATCCATAGTTAAAGAAACGTTCTTTAGCGAAATGGAAAAACTAAAAGAAGAAAATGAAGCGTTAAAAGTTGAGTTAGCTAAACTTTCAAAAGTTGCCGAAGTCGTAGAAGAAAAGACCGAACTTATGGAAACACCCGAGCCGATTTCTTTTAACCCTGAAAACGAAGCTAAAACCGAGTTTACTAAAATCGGTAAAAAAGCACCACGCGGAATTATGGATTCCGTACTTAATAAAATGTATAAATAATTAAATTAAAAAAAAATGCCAAATCCAACTATTACTACTTCGTACGCAGGCCAATGGGCAGGTAAGTACGTATCTGCGGCTCTTTTGAGCGCACCAACTATCGAGGGTGGCGGTGTAACCGTTATGCCTAACGTAAAATACAAGGCCGTTATTCAACGACTTGAGACAACTGACTTTTTGAAGGACGCTTCTTGCGACTTTACTCCTGTTGGAACCGTTGATTTAACTGAGCGTGTACTTCAAGTAAAAGACCTTCAAGTGAATATGACTTTTTGTAAATCAGAATTCCATTCTACTTGGCAGTCTATCGAAATGGGTTATTCTTCTTTCGATACTTTACCAAAATCTTTTTCGGATTATTTAATCGCTTATGCCGCTGAAAAAGTAGCCGCTGCTAACGAGATTTCTATTTGGCAAGGTTCTTCTTCCGTTTCGGGACAATTTGACGGGTTATTTACAACCGCTCAAGCAGACCCTAACCTTCCTGTTGCTCAAAATATCGCGGGTGGTACAATTAACGCGGGTAACGTTATCCTTGCATTACAATCAGTTTACAATGCTATTCCTTCAACTCTTTACGGAAAAGCGGACTTGAAAATCTACGTTTCTCAAGACGTTCTAAAGGCTTATGTTGCTGCATTAGGTGGTTTCTCAGTTTTGGCTACGTCTAACTCAGGGGTTAACGCTCAAGGTACAATGTGGTATAACAACGGCGCGGTTACTTTCAACGGTCTTCCATTATTTATGGCTAACGGACTTCCTTCTTCTTCAATGATGGCTACAACTACTTCTAACCTTTACTTCGGTTGTTCTTTATTGAGCGACACGCAAGAAGTTAGAGTAATTGATACATCTGCTACTTTAGGAGATGACAACGTTCGTGTAGTTATGCGAATGGCTGCGGGTACTCAGTACGGAGTTATTGAAGACATCGTAATTTACGGATAATCAACCTAACCAAAAATATAACGGGGTGGTGGATAAAACTACCACCCTTTTTTTTAACATTAAAAAACTAAAATAAAATGAGTTGCGATATATCACACGGTAGATTAGAACCTTGTAAAGACGTAGTAGGTGGATTAAAAAACATCTACGTATTGAATTACGGACTTTACGACGAAACCGATATTACTTATTCTGCTACGGTAGGATTAGAAGACCTAATCACGGGTATTTCTTTACCTGCTTTAAGTTCAATTTACAAATTCGAATTAAAGGGTACAAACTCCTTCGAAACAACTATTACAAGTTCACGTGAAAATGGTACAACGTTCTTCGAACAAGTATTAAGCGTTCAACTTAAGAAACAAGACGCGATTACTCACAAACAAGTTAAATTATTATCTTACGGACGTCCAAACATTATCGTTGAAACGAACGCGGGACAATACTTTATTGGCGGTCTTTTACGAGGAATGGACGTAACAGCGGGTACTATTTCTAACGGAACTGCATTAGGAGATATGAACGGATATTCTTTGACTTTTACAGGACAAGAAGCCGTTCCTGCTAACTTCTTGGATGCTCAAACCGAAGCACAATTAGTTACTTTGCTTAACTCCCCTACGGTAGTTAATTCTTAAGAACTTTGTTTCATATGCGTTAAGGGGGTGGAAACACCCCTTTTTTATTGCACAAAAAAACGGATTACTAGTTATTAATATATGATAGTAGTTAAAGAACAATTAACAAGCCAAACGTTTAATTTTATTCCGCGTTATGGTACACCAACAACGTGCGAATTAATTAACGAAAACACGAACGTTCCTGTATCGGTTGCGGGTACGTTTACGGCAGGAGATTACGTCTACCAATTTACGGCTATCTTACCAACCGAAGAAAACCGATTTTATTGGATGGTATTAAAAGACGCGAACGGAGATTTAGTTCTAAAGGAGCGTATCTTTTGCACTAACCAACCGATAGACACGTTTTCAGTAAATAACGGCGGTTACATTAGCAACCAAACAACTAACGACTTTATAATGTATGAGTAATAACGTCCATATACTTCAACTCGCGGAATATCAACAACCAACTATCCAAGAATCTAAACGCGACGCGTGGGTAGAATTCGGGGAAGATAATAACTACTTCGGGTACTTAATAGATAGGTACACGAAATCCACTACAAACAGCGCGATAATAAATAACGTAAGCCGTTTAATTTACGGCAAAGGTCTTAGCGCCTTAGACGCTTCGCGTAAGCCTAACGAATACGCTCAAATGATGACCTTGTTTAGTGCGGATTGTTTGCGTAAAATGGTATTCGATAGAAAACTATTCGGGCAGTTTGCTATTCAAATTCATTACAACGATAAGCACGATAAAATCTTAAAAGTTTACCATATGCCCGTGAATCTTTTACGTGCGGAAAAATGCAACGATAAAGGCGAAATAACGGGTTATTTTTATTCGGATAATTGGGAAGACGTACGCAAGTTTCCACCTACGCGAATTCCCGCGTTTGGACACTCTAAAGACAAAGTAGAAATAATGTTCGTTAAGCCTTACGGGGTTGGAATGAAATACTACGCTTACCCCGACTACCAAGGCGCTATACCTTACGCAGTTTTAGAAGAAGAAGTAAGCGACTATTTAATAAACGAAGTTCAAAACGGATTCTCGGGTACAAAGGTGGTTAACTTTAACAACGGAGTTCCTTCGGAAGAACAGCAAGACCTTATTAGTCAAAAAGTATTATCTAAGTTAACGGGTTCGAAAGGACAAAAGGTTATCGTAGCCTTTAACCTAAACTCGGAATCTAAAACAACGGTAGACGATATACCATTAAACGATGCGCCCGACCATTACACGTACCTAAGCGAGGAATGCTTAAGAAAAATAATGTTAGGACACAACGTAACAAGTCCGTTATTATTTGGTATTGCTTCTTCTAACGGGTTTAGTTCAAACGCAGATGAACTGCAAAACTCGTTTA